GCAATCAGGTTTCAGTCGGAGATGATCACTGAGACCTTCCCCGCCCAGGGTCCGGTTAAAACCCAGATCATTGGTGAGGTGACAAAGCTCAACACCGAAGCTTCTGAGCGCGTTCGTGATGACATGAACTACCGCCTGACAGAAGAGATGGTGGAGTACCGCCCTGAACATGAGCGTCTCCTTTATGCCCTGGGCCTGTCCGGTGCAGCGTTTAAAAAGATCTACTACGACCCATCAATCGGGCGTCAGGCTGCCCCGTTTATACCCGCCGAAGACATGATCATGCCCTACGGGGCTAGCAACATTTACACGGCTGAGCGCGTTACTCATGTAATGCGTAAGACGAAGAACGACATCCGTAAACTTCAGGCAGAAGGCTTCTATGTAGACGTAGATCTGGGTGAGCCGGTAAGGATCTTTACAGACATTGAGAAGAAAAAAGCTGAAGAACAAGGGTATACCCTGACGGATGATGACCGTTACCAGCTTCTTGAGATCCATGTGGACTGGAACCTTGAGGGCGAAGATGATGAGGTTGCCAAGCCCTACATCATCACCATTGACCGTGGAACCACCAAAGTCCTGGCTATTCGCCGGAACTGGAATGAGGATGACAAGCGTTGTTTAAAGCGCCAACACTTTGTCCAGTACACCTACATCCCTGGATTTGGGGCATATGGTCTAGGCTACATCCATATCATCGGCGGATATGCTCGGGCCGGAACCTCTATCATCAGGCAGCTTGTTGACGCAGGAACCCTGTCCAACCTCCCCGGTGGACTGAAGAGCCGTGGACTTCGGATTAAGGGTGATGACACGCCCATCGCCCCTGGCGAGTTCCGTGACGTAGATGTGCCTTCTGGAAGTGTGCGTGACAACATCATGCCTCTTCCGTACAAGGAGCCAAGTCAAGTTCTTGCCACCCTGCTAGACAGGATTACCGAAGATGGACGGAGGCTTGCGGGCATCGCAGATCTGAAGATCAGCGACATGAGCGCCCAGGCCCCTGTGGGCACAACCCTAGCCATCCTTGAGAGGCAGCTTAAAACGATGTCTGCTGTGCAGGCTCGTGTGCATTCTGCCCTGCGGATGGAATTTAAACTGATTAAGCAGATCATCCGGGACTATATGCCGCCGGACTATTCCTACATCCCTGAAGGAGGAGACCGCGCCGCAAAGCAGGCTGACTACGACATGGTGGAGGTTATCCCGGTTAGTGATCCAAACGCAGCCACGATGGCGCAGCGGATCATGCAGTATCAGGCAGCCCTACAGCTTGCCCAGGGCGCACCTCAGATCTATGACCTGCCACAACTCCATAGGCAGATGCTTGAGGTTCTTGGCATCAAGAACGCAGAAAAGCTTGTACCGCTAGATGAGGACCAGAAACCCAGGGATCCAATCAGCGAAAACATGAGTTTCCTGACAGGAAAACCAACTCAGGCATTCATTTATCAGGACCATGACGCCCACATTGCAACCCACATGGCAATGATGCAAGACCCCAGCATCATGGCAATGATTGGACAAACCCCGATGGCCCAGCAGGTCCAGGGCGCAATCATGTCCCATATTGCCGAGCATTTGGCGTTTTCATACCGGGCAAAGGTGCAAGAGCAGCTTGGTGTCGAACTTACCCCGCCGGATGCAGAACTGCCTGAACAAACAGAGGTCCAAATCTCCAGGCTGGTGGCACAAGCTTCTCAACAGCTTTTACAAACAAATGTTGCCAAAGCCCAGCAACAGCAGGCCCAGCAAGCATCACAAGATCCTGCCCTTCAAATGAAGCAGGCAGAACTACAACTTCGGTCACAAGAACTCCAGCGTAAAGATGAAGATTCCAAGCGCGATTATGAAATCGCCATGCAGAAGCTTCAGCTTGAACAGGAGCGTCTTGCTATCGATGCTCAGAAAGAGGCAGCCCGCCTCAACATGCAAGAGCGTCAGAACGACAAAAAGCTCAAGTCTGACATGCTCAAACACATGACCAAACAGGTCAAGTCTCCTCCCCCCCAACGACGACAGTGAGGTTTAAATGGCAACCAATGCGCTTTCCTTGGTGCTAAAAGAAATCGAAGAGAAGAGAGAGTCAGTGGCTCTTTCTCTCGTCGATGGCTCGGCAAAAGATTTTGCTGAGTACAAGTCTATGACCGGAGAGATCCGAGGTTTATCTCTGGCTCATAGTTATATAACCGACCTCGTGCGGAAAATGGAAAGAGAAGACGATGAGTGAAATACTCCTATCGACAGGCGAAGACGCCATCCCAACTGTTTTGCCGGAAACGGCAGAAGAAAAAGCCAAGCAGCTACCCCAGCCTGCCACTTACCACATCCTCTGTGCTTTACCAGAGATAGAAGATAAGTACGACAGCGGGCTAATCAAAGCAGGGCAGACCATGCACTTCGAAGAAGTGATGTCACCAGTCCTGTTTGTGATTGCAATGGGGCCTGACTGCTACGGCGACAAAGAACGGTTCCCAAGCGGACCCTCTTGTAAGGTTGGAGACTTTGTTCTGTGCCGTCCTAACACCGGCACCAGGGTGAAGATTCATGGTCGAGAGTTCAGGATCATCAACGACGACAGCGTCCAGGGTGTCGTGGAAGATCCTCGCGGTATTAGCCGCGCATAAGGAGTAAAAGATGGCAACATTTAAAGCTGATGAGTTCAAGTTTCCCGATGAAAAGCCGGAAACCAAGGACGAAAAAGTGGATTTTGAGGTCGAAAGTGATACTGAAATCGAGGTGGTAGACGACACCCCGGAAGAGGATCGCAATCGAACCCCAATGAAAGAGGCTCCCGCAGACGTAACTGAGGAAGAGCTAGCCCAATACACGGAGAGCGCTAAGCAGCGTATTAAGCATTTCTCCAAGGGATACCACGAAGAGCGGCGGGCAAAAGAGGCAGCCGAACGTGAGAAACAGGAAGCTCTACGCCTAGCCCAAAGCCTTGTTGAAGAAAACAAGAAGCTTCAAAGTAACCTGGGCCAGGGCCAGCAAGCCCTTTTGGAACAGGCAAAACAAGTCGTAGCCCGAGAGCTTGATGATGCCAAACGCAAATACAAAGAGGCTTATGAATCAGGAGATTCTGACGCCCTGGTAGAGGCGCAAGAGCTAATGACCACTGCCAGAATCAGGGCAGATAAAGTAAATAATTTCAAACCAGCTTTACAACCAAAAGAAAATGTTGTAAAAACCGATCCGAGGGAAAGTGAAAGGCCCCAGGTTGATCCAAAAGCCAATGCGTGGAAAGATTCCAATCCTTGGTTTGGTGAAAACAAGCGGATGACCGCTATGGCTCTAACGATCCATCAGGAAATTGTGGAAAGTGGGGTAGATCCCAGCAGCGATGAGTATTACAGCAGACTGAACGGAGAAATCCGCCAAGTATTCCCAGATGCGTTTCCCTCTGAGAAGCCTGCAAGAAAGTCAGTTGTTGCACCTGCCACACGCAGCACTGCGCCAAAAAAGATCGTGTTGACACAGTCTCAAGTAAACATCGCCAAGCGGCTTGGAGTTCCCTTGGAACAATATGCCCGTCAGGTTGCGGAAGAAATGAGGAAACAAAATGGCTGAACGTACACCCCGTGAGAATCAAACCCGTGTTGCTTTCGAGCGACCGAAGCAGTGGCTTCCGCCTGAACTGCTGCCCAATCCAAACCCGGAAGAAGGCTTTGAGTTTCGCTGGATCAGGGTTAGCACCCTGGGCACAAGTGATCCGATCAACATTTCCTCGAAACTCCGCGAAGGCTGGGAGCCTGTAAAAGCCTCTGAGCATCCCGAGATCCAATTGATGGACGTTGGCGAAAAACGCCGGTTTCCAGATAGCATTGAGATTGGTGGACTTATGCTTTGCAAAACACCCAAAGAGTTTGTTAGCCAACGCAATCAGTACTTTCAGCAACAAACTGACGGTCAGATGGCTTCGGTTGACAATAATTTCATGCGTGATAATGATGCCCGGATGCCTCTCTTCAAAGAGCGGCGCTCTGAAGTATCGTTTGGACGCAAGTAATCTTATTTGGAGTCACAAATGGCATATCCCACTGTTGACGCCTCTTACGGTTTCAAGGCCATCAACGAACTAAATGGCCTCCCGTATGCTGGCGCTATCCGCCAGATTCCGATTCAGCGTAACTACAGCACCGCCCTTTTCAATGGCGACTTGGTTAAGTATGAAGCGGGTCTAGTTGAAATCACGGACATGGTTGAAACCACCGCATCTGCACCTTTTGGTCAGATCGGCGTTTTCGTCGGTTGTTCGTACACCAGCCCTTCCACCGGCCAGAAGCTGTTTGCCCAATACTACCCCGGTAGCATTGCAGCAAATGACATCACGGCATTTGTGGTGGATGATGATCGTGCTGTCTTCAAGGCAGTGATGATCGCGCAGACTGGCACCATCTCCAACACCGCTACGACTGTTGGTTCTGCTTCGCAAGCCTTTGTTGGCACCAACGTGTTCGCAATCACGGGCACGGCTGGTAGCACCACCACTGGTAATAGCAGGATGGGTGTTTCGGGCGCTTGCCCCACCAACGGCGCTGGCGGCACTCGCGTGTTGACCTCTGCACCGTTCCGTGTGGTTGCTATTGTTCCTGAGACTGGCCTGACGGTAACTGGCTCGGGCACCTGCTCGACCACCACCATCACCCTGGCTGCTGCTGTTACGGGCCTTCAGGCCGGTATGCAATTTATCGTCCCCGGCGTGACTAACGCCAATCCGGGTGACTATAACTTGGTTACCAACGTGAACAGCACCTCTGTGACTATTAGTCGCTCTGTGACCA